GGGCGCTGGTTACAGATGGCGCGGCACAGTCCTCCCACTCCGGGACATAGCTACTGTGAAGACTGCACGACTGCGTATCAGACAAAGATGATCACGCAAAGTCGGTGCGGGTTCCCAAGTACGTTGTTCATAAACAATGTGGGTATACGTAGCGCAGAAGCTATCCACAAGTTAACTGGTCGCCGCCCATATCATAGGAACACCAAATGATTTATGCACACACAGGTGAGAGCCTCAAGACAGCTATTATGGGTGACGACCCAGTGACAAAACCCAAGCACTATACCTTTGGGTACTTTGAAGTGATTGATGTGTTGCAGGATTGGTTCCCCCAGAACCCGTTGCTGTGGCAAGTGGGCAAATACATTGCCCGAGCCGATCACAAAGGCAAACCGCTGGAGGATCTACGCAAGGCGCGGTTCTATCTTGAGCGCGAGATAGACCGGCGCGAAGAGCTTTCCAAGAACTCCAAAACGTAGCCGACGCTGTGTCTCGGACGGTGCTCACACGCGGCTTGTATATCTTGTGTGTCCCGTCAGGGGGCGGGGTTGTCGGCTAGGAAGATTGGACCCTGCCCTCACTCCCTCACCGCGAACCGAGGGGGCGCGGAATATACATTCCCCCCTCACTAATTGGAGCAATGATGACGCCTGAAGCCAAGGTTAAGAAGAACATACGCGCAATACTTGATGCGGCTGGCGCGTACTACGCCATGCCCATAGGTAGCGGCTACGGAAACGCAGGAGTGCCTGACTTCCTTGTGTGTTGCAACGGACGGTTCATTGGCATTGAAGCCAAAGCCGGGATAAACAAGGCAACTGCATTACAAGAGAAGAATATCCAAAAGATATTTGACGCAGGTGGTATTGCGCTGGTCATTAACGAACACACCATACCCGATCTTCAGGAGCTAATTAAATGGACGATGAAACTGTAACGGCAGCAGTACGTAACGCCACACACTTGGCAGCGCTTGTTAAGAGTTGCATTACTCCCGAAGAAAATGCGAAGGGGGTGTTTCTTTATAACAAGGACGGGCAGCTAGCCATCCTCACGTTTAACGCAGGTCCAGTAGATGTATTCAACATGGCTGCACAGACGGCACACATTGTAGATAAGTCAATCCACGCAGACATGCCACCGAGGGAGATGTTCAATTGAACATAGTAACAATAGACTTTGAGACGAGATGGGACAGCAAAGAGTACACACTATCCAAACTCACGACAGAAGAGTATATTAGGGACCCCCGTTTCAAGGTGTTCGGCGCTTGCCTACATGAGTATGGATCAGATGACCCCGTTCGTTGGTACAACGGTGACGACTTGCGTGAAGCGCTTGCCCAGTACGACTGGACCAAGACAGCTATCCTTGCGCACAACGCGCAGTTCGATGTCGCCATCCTTGGGTGGAAATACAACTGTCACCCAGCTTTTATCCTTGACACGCTCAGCATGGCAAGAGCCTTACGTGGAGTCGAGCAAGGTAACTCACTCGCAAAGCTAGCGGCTGACTTCCGTCTGCCCCCCAAGGGTAGGGCGGTGCATGACACGAATGGACTGCAAGAGATCACGCCTGAGATCGAGGCCGAGCTAGCGGCGTACTGCGCGCACGATGTGGAGTTGTGCGAAGCAATCTTTGAACGCCTGTCAGTTAACTACCCTGCTAAAGAGTTGCGTCTGATCGACATGACTCTGCGCATGTACACCCGCCCCATGCTACTGCTTGATGGCGGCATGCTGATCAACGCGATCAGTCAAGAGTCCAGCTATCGGACTGAACTATTGGAGCGACTCAATGTTAAAGAGGAAGACCTCGCATCAAATCAGAAGTTCGCATCGTTACTGGAGAGTGTTGGGGTTGAACCGCCGCGTAAGCTTAGTAAAACAACTGGTAATCAGACGCTTGCGCTCGCTAAGACGGACGCCCTCTTTCAAGCGATACTTAACGGAGAGAATGAACCGGCTGCTCTACTCTGCGAAGCCCGACTTAAAGTAAAGTCAACGAGCGAACGCACCCGAGCGCAACGGTTCTCGGATATCAGTAGACGCGGCGCTCTGCCTGTGCCGCTCAGCTATTACGGTGCGGCAACGGGGCGGTGGACTGCAAGCAAGGGGTCCGCTATCAACATGCAGAACCTCAAGCGCGGGTCGTTCCTGCGCCGTGCAATCATGGCACCGGAGGGGTATCAGTTAGTAGTCGGTGACCTATCGCAGATCGAGCCGCGTGTGCTGGCGTGGCTGGCTGACTACCAAGATATGCTGGACATCTTCCGCTCTGGCGCTGATCCGTACGCACAGTTCGGGGCGCAGATGTTTCGTATCCCGGGCATGACTAAGAGTTCGCATCCCGAATTAAGGCAGTCAGCAAAGTCTGCTTTGTTGGGTTGTTTTGGTAGCCAGACCCCCGTGTTGACACAAAGAGGGTGGGTGCGTATAGTGGATGTGACTCTTTCTGATACTTTGTGGGATGGCGTGGAATGGGTGTCACATTCTGGGTTAGTTCCGCAGGGAGAGAAGGAGGTGATAACGGCGCACGGAATATCTGCAACGCCGGACCACAATATCCTTACTGAAAATGGGTGGGTTGAATGGCAGGAGGTCGTAAACCAGTCGAACTGTTTTCGGTCGGCACAGTCTTTAGCGAACTCGTGTGTACCGGCTGGGAGCGTAAAACAGACGCAAACGGAAAACCGGGATTTTCCCCGCGTATGCGCTGCGCATGTGGCTGGGAGGGGCTTATGGCCCGCAGCCGTTTCTATAAAAAACCACCCAAAACATGCGTTAACTGCAAAAACGCAAGAGCAAAACCGCCTGTTAGCAAAGGGCCAAAACCCTTCCCCTTTGAGGTTGGCGAGGTCATTAAAGAACTTACTTGCCTTGGCTGGGGAAAACACAACGGGTATTACCAACCCATCATGCGCTGCTCTTGCGGGTGGGAAGGATTTGTTCACCGCAGCAACCTCAGTAGTGGGCGTACAACACGGTGTGACCGCTGTGCAAAACGGAAAGCCATCGAAACACGTTGGGAAAGGCAGGGGTACTACGCAATTTGCCCCGACCGCGACCACAGAGACCGGCTTCTCGACAGGATTAGCGCAATCATTATCCGCTGTACCAACCCAAATAACTCAGGATATCCAGACTATGGTGGGCGCGGCATTACGGTACATGCGCCGTGGATTGCAAATCGTGTCGAGTTTCTTCGATACCTTGTCTCCCTCGATGGCTGGGATGTCCCCGAGTTACAGCTTGATCGGACAGACAACAGCAAAGGCTACGAACCCGGCAACCTTCGATTTGTTACGCGCAGCGTCAACATGTCCAACAAGCGGCGCTTATCCGCAAGAGGGTTTGAAGAACTCAAGCAGCGCATCACTGCCCTTGAAGCAGAGAATGCAGACCTACGACATCGCCTTTGCAGGGCCGAGGAATCGCTACACAATCCTGACTGACGCAGGTCCGCTCATCGTGCACAACTGCGGGTACGGGCTAGGCTGGCAGTCGTTTGCTTCGCAGCTAATGGTTGGGTTCCTCGGCGCGCCGCCTGTACGGTACGACAAGAAGTTTGCCAAGACACTTGGCGTGGGTCCTGAGTACGTGGGCAAGTTTATTTCTTGGCAAGACAACATGGACAAGCTTAACGCTATCCCACGGATATGTAGCGACCTTGAGATACTAACGCATGCCGTAGCAAGCAAGATGATCATCGACACGTACCGTGCTACTGCATGGCCGGTCAAAGCGTTCTGGGATATGTGTACAGAACTACTGGGCGCTTCGTTGTACGGCGGGGAGCCGTACACACACAAGTGTCTGACGTTTGAGAAGGAAGCAATCTTACTTCCCAACCGGATGTACATACGCTATAATGATCTCAAGCAAGTAGCGGATGAGGAAGGTCGCTCGCAATGGGTCTATGGCCCGGACGAGACCAAGCTCTACGCAGGGAAGATTACGAACAATGTCACGCAAGCACTGGCTCGCATCGTGATGACTGACGGCATGCTGCGCGTAGCTAAACGCTACCCAGTTGTCGGCACCGTGCACGATGAGTTGATCTGCGTGGTGCCTGACTCTGAGGTCGAGGAAGCCAAGGCGTGGGTTTTGGAACAGATGACTATAGAGCCGAGCTATATGCCGGGGATACCTCTGGCCGCTGACGTTGGCGCACACCGTCGATATGGGGATGCAAAGAAGTGATACCGCCAAACGTCCTGATAGGAAACAAACT